ATCGATGGCGATCTGGACAAAGTTTAGCCAATGAGATGATAGAAAATTATGAGAAATACGGTATTAAAAACTTCTTCTTTGCTGATAGCTTGGTCAATGGCAACTTAAAAGAGTTTAAAGTCATGTGCGAATTACTCGCTAACTATAAAGAAGGCTTGTTTCGTTGGGGCAGTTATGCTATAGTAAGACCTAAGGCAGCACATCCTGCCAGTTTGTTTGATGTTATCAAGGCATCTGGCGGAGGCTTCTGGAGCATTGGTGTTGAAACTGGAGTCGATCGTATACGGTTTGAAATGGACAAGAAATTTACAAACGAAGATATCGACTGGCATTTAGAGCAAAGCCAACGTATAGGTTTGCAAAATAACTTCTTAAATATACCAACTTGGCCTTCTGAGACATTAGATGAACATCTTGAATATGTAAACATGTTTAAACGATGGCAACCTTATGCAGTAGATGGAACCATATACGGGATCAGAATGTCTAACACACTGGGTATAATTAATTCCAGTCGCTTGGCCAAAGAACAAGGCAAAGCATTTGACTTTGAAAGATTTGATATGGAGCAGTTAAATGAAGGGTTTCAATGGACTATGAGTCAGTCCTGGTACAACGAAAAGAATCCAACACTAACTCACAGAGAAAAGTTTCGACGTACACTAGCATTGTACGAAGCTGCTATCGAATATAACTGGCCATTGAGCAATAGCTTACAAGTGGTTAATGAATTACATAGTACACTAGTGAATTGGCAGAAGATACAGTCAAATATATTACCACGCAAACGAATAATTTCAATAGCAAAATTAAAATGAAATCATGCATTATCATAATACACGACGAAGTCAATATCAAAATTGAAGGTTTAGATTTAGATACTCGTCGAAAACTTGTAACCAAGTTCAAGTATCTAAATCCAGCAGCACGTTATTTGCCGGCAGTCAGGCTTGGTAGATGGGACGGAAAGGTAGCTTATTTTCAGTTAGGTGGTAGCACTTATGTTAACCTACTGCCGGAAATTGTGCCCATACTAGAAAACGAAGGCTATGATATCACACTTGACGATCGTAGAACATATGGCACTATCTTTGAATTTGCACCAATGGCAGAAGATACATTTAGTGATCGTGCATGGCCCGCTGGACATGAACGAGCAGGACAGCCGGTTGTACTAAGAGATTATCAAATAGAGATCATCAACAACTTCCTGGCCAATCCACAGAGCCTGCAAGAAATTGCCACAGGTGCAGGCAAGACACTTATTACAGCAGCACTAAGTTGGCAAGCAGGCAATTACGGCCGCAGCATTGTTATTGTGCCCAACAAGAGTTTGGTGACACAAACAGAAGCAGACTATCGTAATCTAGGATTAGATGTTGGTGTATACTTTGGTGATCGCAAAGAATGGGGGCGTCAGCACACTATATGCACTTGGCAGTCGCTCAACAACTTGTTAAAGAATACCAAATTGGGTGAAGCTGAAGTTACTATCCAGGAGTTCCTTGAAGATGTGGTATGCGTTATTGTAGACGAAGTACACATGGCCAAAGCAGATGCACTTAAAACATTGCTGACAGGAGTAATGGCACATATACCAATTCGTTGGGGACTAACAGGCACAATACCCAAGGAAGATTTTGAATTTCAAGCCCTGCACGTTAGTTTAGGTCCTGTGGTAGGACGTTTACGTGCAAGCGAACTACAGTCGCAAGGCGTGTTAGCACAATGCCATGTGAATATTGTGCAATTAGTTGATCATGTTGAATACAAGGACTATCAAAGCGAGCTTAAATACTTGGTAACTACACCAGAACGTATCGAAGCTGTCGCCAAGGTAATAGACAAGATCAAAGAAAGTGGCAATACACTTATACTAGTAGACCGAATTGAAACAGGCAAGATACTGCAAGCATACCTCAGCACGTTATTTGGCCTATTGGGTGATAAGCCAGAAGCAGTATTTGTTTCTGGTTCAACTAAGGCCACAAGCCGCCGGGATGAATACGATGAAATTGCTACGTCAACTAACAAAGTTATTATCGCAACATACGGTGTTGCTGCTGTCGGTATCAATATTCCTCGCATATTTAACCTGGTTATGGTTGAATCTGGGAAGAGCTTTACTAGAGTGATACAAAGTATTGGTCGTGGTATTAGGAAAGCCGAAGACAAAGATCATGTAGAAATTTGGGACATCACTAGTACTTGTAAATTCAGTAAACGGCATTTAACTAAACGCAAGGCTTTTTATAAAGAAGCTAACTATCCGTTTAGTCAAGAAAAGTTAGATTGGAGCTAATATGGGCACGGTATTTCAAGCAGCAGAACAATTCTTAACACCTGCATCCGCAGATTGTGTATTTGTAGAAATTGGCAGTGATCGCTACGAAGGATCAACAATGCATTTTGCCAAGTTGGCCATGCACAAACAGACTGTGCTGCACACAGTGGACATTATAAATGATTCACAGATACGAATAGAGAGACAAGGACCTGCTGAAGGCATAATTTGGCATGTAGGCGTTGGTAGTTTGTGGGCTAAGAACGTATTCCCTACTTTGGGAAAAAAGATCAGTTGTTTGTATCTAGACAATTTTGATTATGATTGGAATGTAACTTTGATTAACCAAGATATACAGAATCAAAAAAAATTTTACCAAGAACAGTTTGGAATTGTTATGAACAATCAAAATTGTCAAATTGAACATCTCAGCCAAATGCTGGCTCTTTATCCTTACATGGATAAAGCCAGCACAGTCATCTGTGATGATACTTATTTGAGCAATGAATGTTGGATTGGCAAATGTGGACCAGTTGTTACATTTTTATTGGCACATGGATATCAAATTGTATTCACTGAAGAAGTTGGTAGCATGAGTTATGGTGTAATACTAACCCGGACTTGATGGAAACAGTTATTGTCACTTATAGACAAGATTTGCTTCGCGCATATCGCGCAGCCACATCTATTGCTGCACACAACATAGGGAACCCGCCTAATACCATACATGTTGTTGTCAATGATGATCAGGCAGTATTTAAACAGGCGCAGGACTTGTTTGAATCTCTTGCTGAAGTTTATCATTGCACAGACATCAGTACCTGGATGCATGCACGCAGCGGCTGGTGGAGTCAGCAATGGCTTAAATTGCAAGCCCATCAATTGATAGCTGGAGAATGGTATATGCCCTTTGACAGCGACATGTATATTGATCGAAACATAAGGCAAAAGGAATTGTTTGATAACAATCGTGCTTATTGTAACTTGCGAGATCTTGATATGTACAACAATAATCAACAATTCAAACAATACATAGTAAACGCCTGCTTGTACTGGAACATAAAAATTGATGATATTGATGCAATTTTAAGAGAAAGTCCTCCCAACATACTGCATCAAAATTCGGTAAAAAACATGCTTAATGAAATGAAGCCATGGATATTTGGTAGTACTCAAAATTCCAGCATTGAATTCTTCTTATACTGGATATATCTTTTAAAGAATAATCTTACTGACATGTACACACACAAAACTGATTGGTTCTGGTTCGGTGATACATTTTTTATGGATAACACTTGACTTTTTAATTACAAGTCGTGTATAATTAAAAAATGAGAATACTGACCCTAGACAATTACCACTACGACTTAAACACACTGCCAGAAGAAGTGGATGACATGCGTTTTGCTATTCTGGACAATTCAGATACGCAAAATCCAGACTATCATTACATACCTTTGATATTTTTGGAAAGCTTCAACAGTCCAGCCCTGGTACTACAGATAGGCGACTATACTATCAAGATGCCCATGGACTGGCGAATCCTGATTGGCGAACCTGATTCGGGGGACCTAGAAGTGATACCCTTGACCAGTATCAACGATCGTGGATTCAAGGTATTTCAGTTCAACCCGCTAAGTAGTTTTAGTCCAACCTTTCCAGAGATTGAAATAGTGGATGTGTACCACGACGTGGCATGGTACAGTCCCAAATTAAAAAATGGACAGATGCTGGCGGTACCTTTAAATGATGAGCACAAACCAGATTGTGTTTATTTTGTCAAGGACATCAGTAGGAATTGCGAAATTGTTGATTACTCAAAGGCCTGGTAGAATGAAACAGTATGAAGATAACAGCACATCTGCACCTAAGATTGTTGCCAACCAAACAGACAAGAAAGAAAAAGATCTAGAACGACGAGTCAGAACTTTGGCAGACCAAGTGGTTGCCCAGCAACAACTCATTGACCGCATGCATAGAGATATAGTACGCTTACGTACTACAATCAACGAGGTATCAGCCAGGATCAAGTAATGACTCAGCCAAGTGATAAACTAAACATTGCCAACGAGATGAAACAATTTGACCTCAAGAACCGCGACTTCTACGATGAGCTTACCCCAGAAGAACGTAAAAAGTTTTCAAACTATCTCATGATACGCTGGGGCTCAAGTGTGCAAGGTTCCAGAGAACTGCAAGAGTATTATGTACAGAGTTGCAATCACTATTTCAACAAGAACTTCTTTGCCATTAATAAACATCCAAAACTGCAATGGCTGTGTGCCACAGCAGTTAGTCCAGGTATGGGAGTACATCGACATCAATGGATCAGTCCCAAGAAGAAAGAAGCCAGTGCCGGCACTGTGAGAAAACAGTTGACCGAGCTGTTTCCAAACATGAAGGATGATGAACTTGCTCTCTTGGCCAAGATCACCACCAAGCAAGAACTCAGCGAATACATTCGAGATCACGGCAACGAAGTTAAAAAATGAAATTTGAATGTCAATACTGTAATAGATCTTTTGTGAAAGAAACTACGCTTGTGGTGCATGTGTGCGAGCAAAAAAAACGTTTTCAGAGCCAAACCGAAACAGGAATACAGATAGCACTACGTGCCTATCAACTGTTTTATCAAATGCAGAGTGTGGGACAACCCAAGACCTTTGATGATTTTGCACACAGTCCTTATTATCGAGCGTTTGCCAAATTTGGAAACTATTGTGTAAGCATACGTGCCATCAATATTGCACAATTCACACGCTGGTTGTTGAAGAACAACAAGAAAATTGACTACTGGTGTCGCGACACTGTGTACGGCGAATATCTTGCACAACATCTACAAGTGGAAAGTGCCACAGATGCTGTTGAACGAGCTGTTGAACACAGTATCAGGTGGTCGGAAGAAACTGGAAATCCTGCACAAGACTATGTGAGATTTGGCAACGACAATGTGCTGTGTTATGCTGTGACCACTGGCAGACTCAGCGCCTGGGTCCTGTACAATTCCAACTCTGGCGTTGAGTTTTTGGGACGTTTGTCATCTGAACAGGTGTCCATGATATGGCCATATGTGGATGCAGACTTTTGGCAAAAGAAATTTCGCGATTATCCCCAAGACACACTGTATATCAAACACATACTTGAACAGGCAGGATGGTAATGAGCGCAGACATTGACATTGACCTGCCGGATCGCACTGCCTTGTTGGAGTTGATTCCGCACATTGCAGCCAGACAACAGGTGCAACAACAGATTCGACGACACAATTCGGGCGTGTATGTAACAGCTATTCCACAAGATCCTGTCAATTGTTGTGCTGCCATCGATTATGAAACAGCAGAGCAACGTGGTTACTTCAAGATTGATTTTTTAAATATGAGTGTGTACAAGCTGGTTCGCGACCCAGAACATTATGAACACATGCTGGCACAAGAACCTGAATGGTCAAGACTATGGACAGATGCTGCCTGGGCCAGTCAGTTGGTTCATGTGGGCAACTATGTTGATCTGCTGCAGACCATGCGACCTGACTCCATTAGCAGAATGGCAGCATTTATATCTATAATACGTCCTGGCAAGGCACACCTGCAGAACAAGTGCTGGCAACAAGTATTTGAATCTGTCTGGGACGGTGATGATTCTCTTGGATACACATTCAAAAAATCACACAGTATAGGTTATGCCCAACTGGTAGCTTTGCACATGAATCTTTTGATGGTCTAGTTATTCCATTCTACGCACCAGCGTGATGCTTCTGCGTTTGCTTTTTCTACGTGTAAGGTCATTTAGACTGCAGATAGGACCGCACAAGATGTCAAGATCCTTGTTGATAAATGTTCTGCGATAGAATCTAAACGGTTCCCAGTCTGTTTTGAGAAAGATGTTGATAGGAACTGATCTATTACTTTCCCACCACCACACATTGGCCATTTCTAAAAATGATAGTTTTAGATCAACATCTTGAATCTGTCCAAAATCATAGATAGTGGTTATATTTTCGTCGCGATTTTGTACAATGCCCACATATTCCACACCGGCATATACACACAGTGACATAAAAGGATACTTATCAGTTAGTTGTTGTATTATGTTTATGCCCATAAATATTCAAGGAGATTTCTAATGTACGCGACCACTGCCTATTTATATCAACAAATTCAATCGGTTTTATTGATAGACATCAGTGGCGCATATTTTGACGCGAGGTGGGATCCAGTGTACGCAAAAAACTTAACTTTAAATCTGGGGGTCGATAATGTGATCCTATTCCAGTTTCAGAACCAAGATCAACGGCCGGTCAACATATCTGGTGCTACCTTTACATTTCGTATCATCAGTCAAAATGGCCAAGACCTCTTGTTTGCCAAGGAACTGGTGGCCTTGAATGCTGCCACAGGGCGAGCCAAGGTCACTGTCACTGCTGAGGAAACACAGCACTTTCAAGAACAACCTGCCAGCTACAGCATCGAAATATCATCTGGTGTATTAGATCAAGCTGTATTCACAGACGATCAAGCAGGCGCACGTGGCACAATCAATATTGTGAATTCGGTATTTCCGGCATTTACTGCCAGTCAAGTTCTAACTGTTCCTAGTCAAGCACCTGCAGGAAATGTGTATTATACCAGTACTGTGACCACTGATGGAGCACCGCTGACCACTTTTCAGTTGGACACAGCCAACATCACCGGCAATATCACAGTACAAGGTGCAACAGCTGCCACCTCAAACACAGTGGAATGGTACAATGTTCCATTTGAGGACTTGGCCACTGGCAACACTGTCAACCAACTGGACCTGACCAGCAGCACAGAAAGATTGGGTATCAATGTAGAAGGATTCCATCCTTACATAAGATTAGAACTGAACTTCAGCACTGGTGAACTAGCAGAAATACTTTATAGATGAAATTCAAAAAGATAGTGGGTTTTGGTGACTCATGGATCTGGGGTGATGAACTCATGGATCCGGCCTTGATCAACCATCCCCAAGCACATCCTGTCATACAAGAAAATACTGCATATCGAGAAAGCCATTGCTTTCTGGGCTTGTTGGGTCAACACTACGGAATACCTGTGGAAAACTTTGGCATCAACGGCGGTAGCCTGCAAAGCAGTATATGGACTTATCTGTGGTGGTTGGAGCACGAGCAACTAGCTCCTGAGGATTGTCTTGTCCTGGTGGGACATACTGATGCCAATCGTA